CCACCTCAAGCGGTCTTGCAGGCTACGATCCAATTCTCATCGCACTCGTTCGCCGTGCAATGCCAAACCTAATGGCATATGATGTCGCATCGGTTCAGCCAATGACCTCGCCAACAGGCTTGATCTTTGCAATGAAGTCAACCTACAATGACCGCAGCGGCAACGAAGCCCTCTTCCGCGAAGCATTCACCAGATTCTCAGGTACTTCTGGTCCTGGTGATGCAACTAGGGAATCAACTCTCGTTGGAGATCCTCTCTTTGGTATCACTGCCACCACCAGTGGTGGCATCGGTACAACCCTCGGTTGGACTCCAAACGGAGGAATGTCCAGACAACTTGGTGAATGGCTCGGTGAAGGTGGAACCTATGGCGACTTCAACACAATGGCATTCACCATTGATCGTGCATCGGTTACTGCAAGGACTCGCGCTCTCAAGGCAGAGTACACCATCGAACTCGCTCAGGATCTCAAGGCTATTCACGGTCTTGATGCTGAAACTGAACTCGCCAACATTCTCAGCACGGAAATCCTTGCTGAAATCAACCGCGAGGTCGTTCGTTCGATCTACACCACAGCCAAACTTGGCGCACAGCACAGCGATCTATACTACAGATCAGGCGTTTCATACGACTTTGCCACAAATGCACAGAGCGCCACGGGCGGTCTTCTTTCTCCAGGTGGAGTCTACGATCTCGTCCGCGACTCAGACGGTCGTTGGTCAGCAGAAAAGTTCCGTGGTCTCATGTTCCAGATTGAGCGTGAAGCCAATGTGATTGCCAAGGATACTCGTCGTGGCAAGGGTAACTTCATCATCGTTTCGTCCGATGTTGCATCGGCACTCGCGATGGGTGGTTTCCTCAACATCAGCCCAGCACTCAATGTCAACCTTGATGTAGATGACACTGGCAACACCTTTGTCGGTGTTCTCAATGGCAAGATCAAGGTCTACATCGATCCATATGCAGGATCAGGATTGTTCTCTTCCGCACGCGACTTTGTCTGTGTTGGATACAAGGGAACCTCTCCATATGATGCTGGTCTCTTCTACTGCCCCTACATCCCACTACAGATGGTTCGTGCAATCAATCCCAACACCTTCCAGCCCAAGATCGGCTTCAAGACCCGTTACGGAATGGCAGTCAATCCCTTCGTTAACACGACAGATGTTCAGGTTGCAAGCAACTATCGCGCCAATCAGTATTACCGAATCTTCCGCGTAGATAATCTCCACGGAACTCAGGCAGTTCAGGCATTCTGATAGTTGATCGGTAAATGATCTAAAGGTCGGGGGGAGAAATCCCCCCGACTTTCTTTTTAGGGATACATATTTGCATGCCTACAGAAAGCGAATATACATTTCCATCGGTTGTCAGCCAAGGTATGAGTTACAATCAGAATCGTCGTCAGCCAGACACGACGAATCCGATGTTGGATACTCACTTCAAGTTGACCTTCAGCAGAATTCCAAACATGACATTCTGGTGTACATCGGTGAACATACCATCAATAACAATTGGTGACATAGCCATTCCAAACAAGTTTGTTCCTCTTTATGTTCCAGGATCGTCCATTCAAGCGGATAACTTCAAGATAACATTCATTGTAGATGAGGAGTTCTCCAACTGGAATGAAATCTATAAGTGGATGCATCAGATTATTCCGTTTGAGGATTTCAGAGACATCCTAAAGAATGATGCAGAGTATTATTCCGATGCAACAGTTCATTGCCTCAACAGCGCAAAAAGACCGAATGTAAACTTCATATTCCACAAGTTGTTTCCAATATCCATTGATGGATTTGATCTAAGCACAACGCTTACAGATAGCAGTCCCATCACGATAAACGCCACATTCGCATACGAAACATTCTCAATGGTCAAGGCTACTTGACTTGATTGAAATCTGTGCTATATTCTTGTCATGGATATCGAATCAATCAAGAAGTTGGTCGAGAAGGACATGGAGATCGATGATCTCAACCTCGACCTTGAATCACTGAAGACTCCGCAACTACACGGCAAGTATCTCAACCTGCTGCACGACGAATCGCTTGTCCTGCACAAGTATCTCATTGAGCAGAAAGAGATGCGTAGGCTGAAGTGGGAATACTATCTCGGCAAACTCGACCAAGAGACCCTTGACGAGAAGGGGTGGCAACCATTCGGTCTCAAGATCCTACGCACGGATATCGATGTGTACCTTGAGTCCGACAAGGATCTACTGCGTCTAGAGGCACGAATACACTATCAGCGCGAGAAGGTCAAGTACCTTGAGTCCGTTCTACAGGGGCTTGGGCGGCGTGGATGGGATATCAAGTCGGCTATAGAATGGAAGAAGTTCATGAGCGGATCATGAAGATCGTAACGGATGGCATTCATAGAGTATATCTTCGACAGGCATACATTCATGCTCAGGCTCGGAGTGAGGATTCCAATACGCAGAATGGGGCATTGATCGTGTTCCCATCATCGGGAATCATTGCTGCCGATGTCAACCGCTACCCATCCATCAAGCAGCCAGCATATCAGGACAAGTACGACTACATTGAACATGCTGAAAGGGCTGTGATCTATCGATGTGTCAATAAAGGTCTTACGACTCTTAATACCCATCTGTACTGCCCATTCATTGCTTGCCCCGACTGTGCAAGAGCCATAGTCATGTCTGGCATCAAGCGAGTGGTTGGTCATAAGACCATTTGGGACATCATGCCACCAAGATGGAAACCCAAGTGCAACATCGGGATAAACATCCTTGAGGGTGCAGGAGTGGAAGTCCTCTTATATGAAGGAAAGGTTTTGAACGAAGGGGAGTTCAAGATTAGGTTCAATGGGGAGGAAATAGAACCATAGATATCTGTATGGATACATTGGTTCTTGAAGATGTAGATTCAGTATTCATCCGCGTGAGATGTGAACGCGGAACCGCAAAGGAGTTGAGCGATTGCTTCTCCTTCAAGGTTCCTAATCACAAGTACATGTCCCGTTTCCGCAAGTCGCGGTGGAATGGAGACATCAAACTCTACAACATAGGCAAGGCAACGATCTACCGAGGTCTCAAAAGTTGCCGTTGACAGGTGAGCAGGTGGACGAACTGTTCTCGCGCTGCGTAGGCAAGGAGTCGGGAATACCATCGCTCCACGATCATCAGCGGGAAGCCGTTGTGAAGGCAGCAGAAACATCTAGAATCCTCCTGGTGTCTCCAACGGGTAGCGGCAAGTCCTTGATCATCTACCTCCTGATGAGGCATCTGCTTGAGAATACAGAGGGCAAGATCCTCGTCATCGTTCCAACGATAGGACTTGTCACTCAGATGGAGTCGGACTTCAAGTTGTACTCAAAGGGAACCGATTGGAAGGTTGGAAAGAACTGTCATTCCATCTATGCAGGACAGGACAAGGATACCAACAAGCGAGTTGTCATTACAACATGGCAATCGATCTTCAAGCAACCACGCTCATGGTTCGATCAGTTCTCCGTTGCCTTTGGCGATGAGTGCCACATGTACAAGGCAAAGTCGCTCAGTGGCATCATGGAGAAACTTACAAACTGCAATCACAGGATCGGAACCACGGGAACACTTGACGGAATGCAGTGCCACAAGTTGATCATCGAAGGATTGTTCGGTCCTTCCTATCATGTGACCTCCACGAAGAAACTGATCGACAAGAACATCCTGTCGAGCCTCAAGATCGATGCCATCCTCCTACAGTATCCCGAGGAGGACAGACGCACGATGACGAAGCATAACTATAGTGACGAGATGCTGTGGCTCGTCCACAATCAAAAGCGAAACAAGTTCATAACGGATCTCGCACATACGCTGAAGGGAAATACACTGATACTTTTCCAGTATGTCGAGAAACATGGAAAGGTTCTTTATGATCTCGCAAGGGAAAGTGACAAGAGAAAGGTCTTCTTCGTTCACGGTGGCACGGATGTTGAGGATCGCGAGGCTGTACGCAAGATACTTGAAGAGAATGATTCGTGCATCGTGGTGGCTTCTTACGGGACATTCTCGACGGGGATTTCGATAAAGAGATTGCACAACATCATATTTGCCTCTCCGAGCAAGTCTAGGATTCGCGTGCTGCAATCCATCGGA